ATAAGGAAGGCTACTGTCTTTGCTACGGCTGGTTTTTCGGCTTCTAATTGGCTTTCAGATTGCCAAGATGAGTCGCCAGTATGGTCCTCCCACATCACCAATATTAGCGGTTTTTTAACCATTTCTTACTCGCTTAATTCCAGCGGTATGACGTTCTACTTCCCCAAAATCTTTGTCTAAAATAATGGACACCAGTTCTCTCCCCGATCTGTAGCCAGAATCAATACTCCATGAATCGCCTGGTGCTAGAGTTCTAAATGACTCGACAATTACATTCATTGCCTCAAAACTACGCTTAGTGTGGATATGACCATGCCAGCAATACTTGAACTCACATTCTGCCCATTCAGGACAGTCTACGGCCATTATGGCTGGGAGCTTCTCTGGCTTTGGCATATGCCCATGAGTTATACCGATTAGATTTTTACCAAACCGATAGTAGTACATAGCTCTTGGGGAATCTTCGATAATGACTCGTTTATTATTATGATAAAAGGTGGCTAAAGCACAGCTTAATGCAACGTGGGAATGAGGATCGTGATTGCCAGCGACATTTCTGACTCTGACTATCTTGTGTTTGGTGAGCGCTTTTTCAATGAAGTGTCTTAAAACGTAAATACCAGATTGAATAATTTTTGAGAATCTGGAATCTGCATCGAGAGGGTGTTTGTTTTGAGGGGTAAAGTTATCGGTGTTTATATGATAAAAATCGCCAAGCTGTGCGATTAATATTTCTTCTGTTGCTGGGATTGCTTCGATAATTCTGTCGGCTGCATCTGTTAAGTCTTTGCACCCAATCTTTAAATCGAAATCTTCTTTAGCTTTTTCTGCCCATGAAAACATACCTAAATGAGCATCTCCAATACAGATACACGCTAAAAGGTCTTTGGTTTTTACTTTGGGAGCTTTAGTGCTGACAGACCTGACTTTAACTTTTTCATTAAACGCTGAAACAGTATCATCGATAACTTCCTGGAGACTTCTTTGTCCTTTCTGACTTTGCCCTTTAACCCATGTCGCGGACGGAGAACCAGCTTCATTATATAAAGTGGATTGGCCAGACTGTTGTTTCTTTTTGCGTAGGCGAATCCGATAGATTGTGTCGGCTATTGTAGGACGAGCGACATCGTGTTCATGGGCTGCTGCTGCTTGAGACTTCCCTTCAGAGAGAGTCTTTATATAGGCCGTTTCTTTTTCAGTTATGCAATAGGGTAATAACCCAGCATAATCTGGTTCTTTGGTAAAGGCCATAGGGCTGCCTCATTATTATTTTTAGAATATAAAACAGGTTAAATAGCCCGCAATAAAAAATGCAACATATTTTAACATAGGCGGTAGGCTTTCAATTATGTCATTGAAATCTGCCACCCACATTTTTAATTTATCTAACATTCTATTGACTCCTTCTGATACTAAATCAGTAAATTCTTTCATTCGTAAGCCTTTGTTTCTTCGTTATTTTCGGATATGCTGTACTATCTCTTTTCAATATAAATGGCTGTAATCGCCTGACGTTTGCCCAAATTATTTGCCTTTTGGTATTCCACCTGTATATCGGTCAAATGAGCGAGCGCCAGCTAAACCAAGCATACCGAGTAAAATCGGTAGCAATGCGTTGGTGTCAAGAGTCGGAATATCTGGAAGGTCTACCCCAGCAGCTAATAATATAAAAACTAAAAAAGGTTGTAAGATATATGTGTACCCTAAAGATATTACGCATATCCAACCGCAAGCTGGTCGCCAGCCACCTTTAAATAGTGAGCTAGATGAGGCTTCGGCTTCGTTTACTTTTATTTGGGCTAGTGCTATTTCTTGAGCATGATTCTCCGCCATAGTAGAAATTTCATGGGCGAGTTTTTGTTTGGTATCAGCATCTGGTATAAATTTGTCTAGCAGACTGGCGACTGGTCCTATGAGAGCTTGTAACATTTTAATCTCCTATTTCCAAAGACAGGGAGCTTGGCTACATATACCAACGCTACCCATAGCATATAATTCGTTTTTTTCTTTTGGTCTACACATCGGTCTAACATAAGAAACATTTTTACCTTTGTATTCAACTCTTAATCTTGCCCTGAATCCTTCGCTTAATCTGTGTTCGTGGCACTCCATTGCTGTTTCAAATTCTAAATCAGTCGGCTTTATATCAATCCTTCCAGATGAATTGTAAAAGTAAATAACAAGTATTATTATCCATTTCATTCTATTTCTTCTGGGTTAATAAAATTTCCATATTTTTTTATTTCCAAATGGCAATGCGGTGTGATGCCTTCATATCGTTTTGTTAAATCCTGAACAGTTCCGATAGGTGTATCTGTCTCTACATATTCATCAACCTTAACCAAAGGTTCTAGGTAGAAATAACGATAATCGAAACCATCAGATGAAACCTGGACATATCTGAAACTTTGATCATCGCCATAAGGATAGCCAATTTTAGTTACTAAGCCTGATTTTATGGGTAATATATGAAGCCCGACTGGTGCAGCATAATCAATTCCTTTGTGAAGTCTGTTATCACCGCCTCGTGGTGCGCCATAATAACCAGCACCATGCTTATCATTTCCTCTGACAAATAACTTAGCTTTCATCTAAAATTTTCAACCTCTTTTTCTCATTACGATAATTAAGGTGTTTATAGATAGTCGATATTATCAATGCAATAAAACCAATCCCAATGGAGATTAGTGCGGAGAAGTGGTCTAAAACTGAAGCAATACAACCCCAAGAGCTACATCCTATCACTAAAACTTCCAAGCTCTTATCAACTCCAGGTTTGTAAAACATTTATTCTTCTTCTTTATTGTGTCTTATCGTGAAATCAGAATCTTCAGCCCAATATTCTTCTTCTGAGATTTCTTTTTTCTTAGGATGCCTGACTCTAAAATATTCATATATGAGGTCGTGTTTAGTTCGTTTCGCCCACCACAAAACTCCTGACGTGAAATACAAGATCGCCATTGGAGCGCAGATCGCACCAAATATAACTAAATTATATCTATTAGACTCGTCAATATAAATCCACTTTTCAGTAAAGCTCTGCAATAAAAGTTGAAAAGCTGAACCCGCTAAAACACCAATGACACATGACCATATAAGGCTCTGCCTATATGTCCAATGTTTGTAAGGGTTATCAGAGCGCCATAGTTTCTTGACTATGGTGATTAGAAAAACACCAAAAATTCCGCTTATTATTAATGGAAAAAAGAGTATGAGGGCATAAATATATACAGGTACGTCATGCACTAGGTTTACTCGGCCACGTTATATTGTCTACATCCTGTGTAGTTATATCTCTTAAATTTTGCCTATAGGTTTTTTGCTCGTCCGTTAAAGTTCTGTCTGAACTAGCCCACCAATCACATTCTCTTAATAACATATCACGTTTACTTCTAATCCTAACCCACTTCTCATCAGTTGTAGGTTGAGCAGCAGCAATATTATCTTTTTCTTGTTGTGTATAGGAGCGTGTTGTTTCTTCTCCTGTCATTACGTTTACTTCAATTACATCAGCCATATTATTTTCCTATTGGTATTGAATATTCACTCCACCATTTACATCAAAGGTATCTGAACCATTTGCCATTGTGATTCTTAATTGTGTTAATTCTCCGCTTAATGATTTACTCCCCGCGCCATGAATTACTACTGTGAAGTCTGACCTAGCTAATAAAGAGGTACAAGTCCATGTATTATTTGTAGCATCTTCTAATGTTAAAGTAATATTCCCATGAGTCACCCCCGCCGAAGCGACAGTATCATTTAAACCATAAGCTGCTGTAAATGATGTTGCCCCTGCATTGTTATTGCTAACAGTGCTTAAATACCCTGATGTTTCTATGCCTACAGAATCACCAATTTGTATTTGTTGGTTACTTGTGCCAGAAGTTGATACCCCTACAAGCATAACGATTATACGGCTAGTGCCAGAGGGAATGTCTGTAAAAGCAATAGCCGTACCACCTGTTGTGGTGCTTTCAGTTCCTAATGTGATGGAATAAGGATTCGCCCCTGCTGCATTTTCGATCTCTTCGGTTACAATTTTTGCGCCTTGAATTTGTGTTGCCATTATAAATCACCTACTTCTTTAATTACTGCTTCCATTCCTGTTTTTAAGTTATCAACGGAATCAGCATTAGTTATCTTGGTATCTGCGGTAGCATCTCTTGCTGTTTGTTTTTTTACGACTACTGCCGCTTTAGCATCTGCATCACCTGCTTCATCAGCACGTTGGTATA